TATGCAGACCCTGGGCCTGGGCACGCTTAACGTGCTGACCAACACCCTGGAGGCCGATTTTAACGTGACGCCCGGCGAGTACGCCCTGCGCTGCGAGACCGACACCGTGGACAGCGTGCCGTTTTATTTCAATTGGCGCGTATTCGACCTTACGTCTCTGCGCTTCGACAGCTTCAAAAGCCGTGACACGTCCGTCGCGGTTTGCGAAATCATCATCAAAGGCACTTTCCGCCGGCCGTCGCTGCTCACCCTCAAACCCCTTTCCATTACGCAGCTGCTGGAGAACAAGAGCAACGCGGCGGCATGTACTGCCTTCCTGACCATAGCAGAGGCGTTCCCCGTGACGGCGACACCGGTTATCACCATCACCGGGCAGCCTGACCACACCGGCGTTACCGTGGGCGACGTGCTGGAATCCCTGACTGTTACGGCCACTGCAACCCTTGCTGCTGTGCTGGCCTATCAGTGGTACAGTAACACCACCCTTTCCAACGTCGGCGGCTCGCTGATCCCCGCCGGAACCCTGGCGGCCTTCCCTCTGCCGGCCGACATGACAGAGGGGAACCATTACTATTATTGCGTCGTATCTGCGCCCGGCGCGGTACCTGTTTCCACCCAGCCCGTCGTCGTTTGTGCTGTGGCTGCCGAATAATCAACTAAACCGACCAACAGGGACGGCGGCCGCGTGCTGCCGTCCCTTACTTTTATGGAGGTAAAATAACATGATAGCACAAAAAAACACTGTGAGGCTGTCAATTCCAAAAACAAAGGATGTACGCGGGTACACCCTCAAGAAAATGCCCCTGGGCCCCATGCTGGACGCCATAGAGGGCTTGCAGGAGCTGCCGGGGGATCTGTTTAAGGTTTGCTTCCCTGGCATGGACGCCGGGGAAATGCTTAAACAGCTCAAGACCTTTGACGCCGACATGTTGACTATGATGTTAGGAAATGCGCTGACCATAGCGCCAAAGCACATTGTTAAGATATTCGCCAAGTTGTCCGGCATTCCGGACGAGCAGCTGCTGGAGGATCCCGAAATAGGATTCGACGGCCTGGCTGAAATGATGGCCGCCTGGCTGGAGGTAAACGGCATCGAAAATTTTATAACGGCCGCCCGCGTTTTGGCAGCAAAGGTAAAAGCCGCGGCCGGCAGCTTCCGCCGACAGACTACTGGCTCCAAAGGCTCATTGCAAACGCCCAAAGCATAGGAATAGGCAAAAAAGAGCTTCTAGCGGACTATTATCTGGACGAGCTGGGACCGTTCTTCGACGAATGGAATGTAATGCACGAAACAGACCCGGACGAACCGGAGGAAAAGCACGTCAGCCCGCTGGAATTCTTCGGCATAGGGAGTGAAGATATTGGATCTTGAACAGCTGGTATTAAGAATCAAGGTAATGGCGGACCAGGCGGACCAGAGCATTGATGACGTGAAGGCTGGGCTTACCAGGCTGGACGAGGCCAACCGCAACAGCGGCGACGTGGCCAAGCAAGCAGGACAGCAGGCCGCCCAAGCGCACAAGCTGGGCGGCCAATCCGCCGAAGCAGCTGCAGCGCAAACAGCGGCCGCATACGCCGCCGTGGCTGCCGTGGCTACGCAGGCATTCCGCATCATCGTGGACGGCATAGAGAAGAGCATTGCAGCCGGCAACCGTTACACGGCCGCTATAACCGGGCTCAGTTCCGTGGCTGCCGGAAAAGGCATAGGCGGTCAGGCAATGGCGGACGCGCTAAACAGCGTGGTGGACCAGTTTTTTGATGCATCGGCGGCCGCTACCAGCTTCAAAAACCTTATTTCCCGCGGCTATGGCCTGACTGAGGCCACCAAAGTGATAAACGCCTTCAAGAATTCCGCCGCGTTCGGCCGACAAGCCAGCCTGGAGCTGGCGCAAGCCGTGGTGAGCGCTACCGAGGGCATAAAAAATGAAAACAGCATCCTGGTGGATAACGCCGGGGTGACAAAAAACGTATCAAAAATGTGGGAGGACTACGGCAAAACTATAGGCGTATCCGTGGCCAACATGACCAAGAGCCAGAAGATCCAGGCAGAGTATTCCGGCATCATGGAAGAAACCAAATTCCAGATTGGCGACCTGGCCAAGCTCACCGGTACCCTGGCCGGAGCGCAGGCCAGCGTCGCAATGTCCGGCGAGCTGCTAAGCCGTGCATATGGCGAGGATATGGGCCCCGCCGTGGGCATTGCAACAGCTTTCTGGAATGGCTTTTTAACCACCGTCCGGGACACCGTGGGCGCATTTCCTGGAGCAGCGGCCGGCATGACTACCACCGCCCTGGCCGCGTCTGTGCTCGTGGGGATCCTGCCGGCCGCTGCCACCGCCTGGAGCGTTTACGGAGCTAAAATGCTGCTGGCAGCAAAAAATGCCACCATACTGGGCGTCGCAATGGGTACAGCCATGCCGTGGCTAATAGGCATCAGCGCAGCCGTGGGTCTGGTTGTCGGAATCTACACGGCCCTTTCCGCAGCTCAGCGGGAATCTGCGCAGGCTGCTGCCGACGAGGTCAAGGCGCAACAGGAGAAGATCAAAGCTCTGGCATCTGAGACCGCGATCCTGGAAGAAATGCGGGACCGGTACATTGAGCTGCAAGAGAAAAAGCGCTTGACGTATGCGGAGACCAAAGAGCTGGCCGGAATAGAAAAGGACTTAGAAAAACAGTATGGCGTTACCGTTTCCAGTTTGAAAGGTGTTGCCGGAGCATACGACCTGGTGACGCTATCCGTGCAGGGCCTTATAGCCGTCAATGAGATACAGCTGCAGGCCCAGCGGCTACTGGATGCGGCTAATGCTGAAAAAGCGGCTAAAACCGCGCAAGACGACGCCGGCAACTCAAAAAAGGAGCTTGATGAGCTTGTCGCCCAGCGTGAAGAATACAACCGCAAAATGATGGCGCTTAACTTTGAATTGGCCAAGGCGAAACTGTACACGCCCACGGATCCTATAGACGCCGACGCCAACGAAGCGTTAAAAGCATCTTTATCTGATTCGCTCGCAGTTTATCAGGGGTACCTTGACGAATTAAGCCCCAAGATTACAAACGAGGAAAGCATAATTTCCCGCGCGGGGGAGGCATGGGGCCTATATTTGACCGCACGCGCTGAGGCCATAAAGGGCGCTGCTAAGGCTGATGCAGGGACCGCGGGCCTGGCGCAGACATTCATGGAAAATGTTTGGGGGAAGGAATCCGCCGCCGGCTTTAGTGATGGAGAGGCAGCGGCCGTGGTGCAGCAGCTCCTAGATTCTTTCACGGACGCGCTGGACAACACTGACATTAGCAAGGCCCAGACGGCCGTGGAGGGCTATTATAACCGTGTACTCGCCGGCGAAATTCTCACAGGTGCGGAGATGAACAGCTTTACAGGTTTTTACGAGCAGCTGCAGACCGGCGCCCAAAAGATAGGCGCTGCTTTTGGATTGACAGCGCAGCAGGTGCAAACCGCGCTTGATGGCATATACACGGAAATGGAAGGGTACAGCGGGAAAGTAAAAACCTGGTATGACAAGCTGCAAGAATTCGACGCGTCAAAGTTTATTACCAAATTCCAGGCTGGAGACACGTCCGACATGGATAAGGCCACGGAGAACGCAAAGAAGCAGTCAGACGCCTTTAAGGACCTTTCCGGGCGCTTTGTTGAGTCAAGAAACGCCGTGCAGGATCTGCAGCACATGCAGGAGTTTTGGGGGGATCAAACATCTAAAACCTTCACCGATGCGAAATCCGCCGCGGAAGATTATTTCGGTCAGGAGATCGAAGGCCAGGCAGAGGTAAAGATGCTCATGGAGGAAGAAAAGGGCCTGCGCGAGGGCCTGGAAACGCAGTATTATGCCCAGCGTGACGCCCTGTCCTCGTCTGTTACCGTACTTTCACAAATGCGCAACGCTTTCCAGGAGACATATGGTGCCGGCAGCACAGAGGCTGCGGGCCTTGATGTCGTCATAACAGGTATGCTGCGCACGCTCAGAGATAACATGCACGCGGTAGACCAAAGCGGGAACCAGGTTGCCGCTACTCTCCAGGGAACGGCCATGTCAGCCGAGCAGGTGGCCGCGGCCATCAATAAGACCGGCGACGCAATGCACGAAATCGGAATAAAGCAAGCCGCTATAAGCGGGATACAGAAGCTGGTCGCGGAGGCGAAAAAAGCACAGACAGCCGGTAAGGACTTTTCAAGCCAATGGAAACAGATAACGGCATTCCTGGGAAATGACTTCAAGGGGGATCTTGCCGCAGCAGGGGACGCGCTGGAGGGTATGGCCGACACGTCAAAATCTGCTATGGGTATAGCAGCGGCGGACTTGACGTCCTTAGAAACCTATGTGCAGTCTCTCATTTCCACTACTCAACAAGATATGACCATATCCCCACAGGTGCGGGCTGTCAACCTGGGTCCCCTTCAGGCTTTGCTGGATCTGATAAACGCTGTTCGCGTTGCAAATGGGCAGGGCAAAGTGAGCAAAGGCGGCGGGGGCGGCGGGCAAAGCAAATATGCCAAAGATATCGCCACCATGGAGCATGAGGTCGAGCTGGAGAGGCTGTCCCTGGAGAAGCAACTCGCGCAGCTGGAGGCCCTGGAGGCCAAGTATGTAAACAGGCGTGGCAAAAGCACTTTGAATCTGGACGACCAACGGGACCTTGAAAAACGTATTTTTGACGCGCAGGACGAGATCCGCAAAAAGGACCTTGACGCAGCGTATGACGCCCTCAGCCAAAAAAAGGCCATGGGCGAGCTGACCGTGCAGCAGGAGATCGATGGCCTGGAGCAGATCAAAGCTGCGCACAAACTAAACGCGGCCGAGCTGGCCGACATAGACGAAAGGCTATACGACACCCGCGAATCCATCCGGCAGGACGCGCTGCAGGCCGACCTGGCCAGCATAAACCATAAGCGGGCCATGGGCGAGCTGACAGCACAGCAAGAGATCGACATGCTGCAGGCCGTCGCGGACGCCCACAAGCTGGCCGGCGCCGAGCTTGAGAGCATACAGGAGCAAATATATACCATCCAGCAGCAACAGCAGCAGGAGACCCTGGACGCGCAAACCGACGCCATACAGACCGCATACGGCAAGATAACGCAGGCGCTAAAGAACCGGCTGCAAGAAGAAAAGGACCTAGAGCTGGCCGCACTGGACGACAAGATCAAAGCGCTGCAGGACCAGACGTCCAAAGAGAACGAGGCCGGAAAGGCTGCCGACTATGCGGAAAAGCTGGCCGACAAGCAGCGGCAGCTGCAGCTCACCAAATCCGCCCGCGAGCGCCGGGAGCTGCAAGCCGACATTGACGAAATGGTGGCCGACGAAGCCCTGCGCCAACTGCAGGCCGCCCGGCAGCTGGAGATCGACGCGCTAAAGGACCAGAAAACGGCCGTCACAGATAAATACGCCCAGCTGATGGACGAAGAAAACATACGCCAGGAAGCCCTGCGCGTCGTCATGGATAACAATCTGCAGACCATGACGGATCTAATTGCTTCATACGGCACGCCCTGGTCAGACGCCGGCGCTGCCCTGGTGGATCAGCTTACAAATGGGATCACCGGCCAGAAGCTGGCCATTACCGACACCCTGGTGGACCTGGGCGCCTGGATGAGCGGAATAGTCAAAGACCAATTCGCCGGCCTGGGCAGCACGACAAGCGGTACAAAGAGCGTAACCGTCACTATAAACGGACTTACTATCCGCGAAGAGGCCGACGTGGACAAGGTTGCGGCCATTATACTAGACGGCATTAACCGCGCCGGGAATTGAGGCACATATGGACACAAACCGATATGCAAAGCTAAACGGGATCAGCAGCGTGGATAAGGGGTTAATGCTAAGCGACGTTATGCCCCTTATTCTCCCTAAACGGGCAAAGGACCGCGAGCCACGGCTGGCTAATCTAGCAGCCGTGGAGAGCATATACTGGAAATACCAGTCTTCCCCCATACGCTTAAAATTCACCGTGGAAGGCACCGACAAGGCGGACCTGGTAAACAAGCTGCAGAGCGTCGCCGGCTGGATCCTCAATGCCTCCGAGCTGTGCCTATGGTATGACCCCGCGAAATACTACACCGGCAGCGTGGAAGGGGATACAGATTTTAATCTAATTACAAGCAACTACGGGACATTAGAATTCGATTTTTTGTGTAACCCGCCATGCTGGCACAAGGTAAACAGCAAGACGGCCGGATGGTTGCCCGTGGCCGGCACGCCAGCGCCGGAGCAGATCACGGCCGGCACGGAAACCGCCTCCCGCGTAAACGCTGGCAATCTCCCATCAGTCACCTACACGGCCGCGCACCCCGCGGCCCTTTTCTTTGCCATCATTGGGACCTGGGACAGCCTAGCCCTGGGAGGTGCTGCTGGCCTGGTCATTAACTGGCCAACACCGCAAAGCCTGACCCTATACATAGACTGCGACGCGCAGGTGGTATATCACAAGCTGGGCGGCGTAATGACGGCCGTGCCCTTCTCTGGTGACTTCCCCGTGCTGGCTGCCACCGGCGCCATGGCCGTGGCCGGCACTAACCTGGACGCAACCATCAGAATGCTTGTTATCGAAAGGGGTTGACCCCATGGCCCACCTGACTGTATACCCGCACGACCTGACGCCCGCGCAATGGGTGACAGCGCAGTACGCCAGCGGGCTGGGCCGGCTGCCAGACGCGCTGGAGCCGCGAACGCACCTAGTAATAAACGGCGACTGGTCTCTTTCTCTACGCTACCCGGTAAACGGCACTGGCGCCGAGCTGCTGCAAGCCGGGCGCCTCATATGCGCGGAGGGCCAATTGTACCGGATCCAGAAGAAAAAGAAATCGGACAAGAGCGCCGGCAGAGAAATGCAGATCGACGCCCTGCACATCATCTATGATCTACGCCGGAAAACCATTACGAACATTGAAACAAGCGAAACGGACCCTGACGGCATAGGCCAGGCTGCTGCCCTGGCGCTGATCCTGAACGGCACGCCCTTCTTTGTGGGCACCGTGGACAATACCACCACCCTGGAGTATCTGGACCTGCTGCAAAAATCCGCCTTCTGGGCGCTCAAAGAGCAGGTGCTGGCCCTGTGGGGCGGCGAGCTGTGTCCGGATAACTGGACCGTCAATATACTAGCGCAGGTCGGCCAAGATCGGCGCTATCCTATCCGCCGCGGCCGGAACATTGCCGGCATTGAATACACGGAGAGCATAGAAGACACCATCACCCGGCTGCACGTCGTTGGATACGGCGGCGCCACCTTTGAGAGCATCAACGGCGGGCTGGATTACATCGACAGCCCGAACATCGGCAAGTATCACACGCCATACGAGGGCGACGTGGAGTTTCCTGACGACGACCTGCCGGCAGATCTGATGGCCAAAGCACTGGCACACCTGCCCACCGTGGACGTGCCCAAAGCAAGCTATGCCGTGGACCTGCTCAAGCTGCAGAACAGCGAGCAATATAAACTATACAAGCCGCTGCAGACCTTTGGGTTAGGGGATAGCGCAGTAATACATCATGAGTTTTTCGACGTGGATATACTGGCCAGGGCCATGGACCTGCAGCGGGATCCCGTGCTAGGTGAGACCGTGGCCGTCACCCTGGGCAACTATCAAAAGGATCTATACAGGGCCCTTTCCGACGCCACAAAATCCGCTGATCTGGTGGATAAGATCATAAGCCGCGGCGGGAACCTGCGCGGCGAGAAGCTACGCGGCACCATCGACCTGCTTACAACGCTGCTAAAAATGTCCGGATCTTATGCGAGTGCGTCCGTCCTGGAGGGCCAGGGTTTCCTCACTGAAAACAACAATGAGGCGTCGCCGGACTATGGCGCTACATACATAGGGTGCGGGATCTGGGCGCTGGCCAATGAAAAGAATCCAGATAACAGCTGGAAATGGTCCACATTTGGGACGCCCCGCGGCTTTGCCGGCGAATGGCTGATGGCTGCATCAGTGACGGCCAACAAGCTGGCATCCGATGTGGCCGAGTCCCTGGAGCTGACGTCCAACGTGTCGGTAAAAAACGTCGTCCAGGCCGCCGTCAACGCTGAGTATGGGCAGCTGCAGGACTATGCAAAGACGCTTTTAACAGATCACGACTGGACCGTGGAAATAGGGGACGCGCAGCAGGCCGCCGTCGAGCTGGCCGGCGGTGAGCTGGACACGTTCGCCCAATGGGTAAGAGGTTGGATGACCTTCGACGGCAACACGCTGAGCCTGGGCAAATCTGACAACCTGTTCAAAACTGAAATCACCAACACGCGGCTGGCCTTCACGTACAATGGCACGACGTTGGCTTACTTCGCAGGGGACCGGCTAGTGGTGCCCTGGGCTGAGTTTGAAAAGGTTACTATGATGGCCCGTAATACGGCCGGCACACCGTCCAGCTACCTGGACATTACATTTGATGGTGTTTCTTATTCTGGCACGTTGAGGGGGTGAGCGGGTGGCGCGTCTTGTTATCAATTTATCCGATTTTGAGATCCGAAGCGGTTGGACCGTTTATCAGGAATGGGACGACAACATCGAAAACTATGTAACAAAATACACGCCGCCTTCCAACGTTTTGGAAAATGTTTATGCTGGCCTGGCGGGAATGCCCGCCGGTGCCCTGGTCACTCACGCAGAGCTGGCGGCCGTCATGGATGATCCCTGGACCGGCTGGGCAGTCCGCTCGTTGGACGGCACGACCTATAACAGCCCCCGCGATATTACCGCACAGCTCCAGGCGCTAAATGGTGTATACGCCGGGCAACTGGCCGTGCCGTTCGGTTTTCGTTTCAAAGCTAACGGCAGAGCCGGCGGGCTGGGCACACGTTCCGCGATGCTCCATTTTACACATGTCACGTTGACCATAGATTACAATGCGCCGGCGAGCACGGGCTCGCTGAGCCTGTCCGATCTGGATATCGGACAGACCGTCCGGCTGCAAAGCATCGTGACGCAGGATGCATCATACACCCACAAGGCAGTATGGACGCTAAACGGCCAGGGTGAAGTGGTGCAAAACCTGGGTGCAAATCCGGGCTTTACAGACTTTACCTTGCCGGCCGCCTGGCTGGCCATCCTTCCCGCCGTCGATGCAGGCGTCGCCGCCGTGCGTCTGGAAACCTATTCAGCGGCCGGTGAGCTGCTAGGATCTAACAGCTACGCTTTCACGGCGAGAGTGGCCGCGGCCGTGCTGCCCACGATCACCGGCCTGGCTGCGGCAAAGTACAGCGACACAAGCCCCGCCGTGCCGGCTGCCTGGAATAAATTCGTTAGAAATAAAAGCAAGGCCGTCATTAACGCAAGTGTGGCAGCCGGGGCCGGCAGCAGCATTAAGGCAATAAAGGTGGAGTGCATGGCCATGGGCTTTGTGGCATATACGCTGCCTTGCACGTCCTGGCGCTTTAGCGCCGCCGGCGAGCTGCAATTTACCGTCACAGTTACGGACCAGCGGAACAGGCAGACCGTCCAGCAGGTGCCCGTCACTGTGGAGGATTACGCGCAGCCGGGTGCCTCCGGGATCCTGTTTTCCCGTGCACTCACAAACGGCGGGGCGCCTAATTCCGCCGGTACCTTTATCCGCGGCATTACTACGATCACGGGCACACCCTACGGCTCAATTAACCCGATTACAGCAAAGGCCTATTATAGGCAGGCGGGCACCACCACCTGGCTGCCGTCTGGCGGCGTGGCCGTGACCAGCGGCGTGGCCTTCTGGATGGGCGGCGGCGCAATCAATCCGGCGTATCCCTACGAGGTTAAAATCGACGCCGCGGACTATTTCGGGATAGTGCCAGTCTCGGCGCCTCAGGTCCCCACAGCTGCAAAGTGGTGGGACTTCCAGGCTGACCGTGCCGCGTTTGGCCGCTATGCGACCAATGCAAAAGAGTTTTCGCTGCCGGATGATTGGGATATACGCTTTAAAGGCAAAACCATAATCGCAGCCGTGCGTGACGTTCTTTTTCCCGTCGGAGCTATTTACATGTCCGCGTCGGGCACTGACCCATCAGTAACTATGGGCGGCACATGGGCGGCCTATGGCGCTGGCCGTGTACCCGTGGGCTTTGACGGCTCAAACCCATACTTCAACCAGCCCAATAAGATAGGCGGCGAAAGCACGCACACGCTCACAGACTCGGAAATGCCCCGGCACAGTCACAAAGAAAGTTTTGAGGGCTCTACCTACTCCCTGACATACAGCGGGCTTATGGAAGGGCGGGCCTTGGGTTATGACAGTTCGCGCATGATGCCCTCGACGGGGGACGCGGGGTATGGGCTGCCTCATAACAATTTGCAGCCTTACATTGTTTGCTACATGTGGCAGCGCATTGCCTAAAAGGTCTATTAAAGCGGCCATGACGGCCGCATAGAAGGAGGAATGCCCCATGGGACCTAGTGACGTAACAATCCTGGCACGGCAAGAAGTTGGATACCTGGAGAAGAAAAGCACGGCCAACCTGTACGACAAGACGGCGAACGCGGGCTCCGCGAACATTACAAAGTACGCCGCGGAAATGGACGCCATTCCCGGCTACTACAACGGCCGAAAGCAGCGCATCGCCTGGTGTGACGTATGGTATGATTGGCTGTATGTAAAACTATTTGGCCCGGACCTGGGCCGCCGGATGTTAT